TCATCAATCTCTGGGTCGCTCAATACATCCAAAGCTCGCTCAGAGCTAAGTCGAGTTACAGTTCTGCTGAATAGTGTTTCAGCCTGTGATTCAGTAGGAGCAAATAGACCAACCATCAAACCATCTTTATATTTGCCCAAAAGCTCCGGGTATATATTAGCAAGTCTTGGAAGCAAAACCATGAGAGTAGACACTGTGTCAGCAATTGTTTCTGACTTGCCTGACTGACGTGCAGCAAGGGCTGTAATTTCTTCACCATCATTAATAATGATAGATTCCATCATTCTTCTGGCTAATGGTTTTTGATACGGGTGTAGGTCGTGTCCAACCAACACAACCATAAACTGCATCATTTTGTCAATTAATCGGTCAACAAAATCTTGAGAAAACTCATCTAAGTCGTCTTCTTCGTCTAGCTCTTCAAATTCATCGAGGCTTTCCTCGGCGTACATTTCAGGAGTAATCTCCTCAAATTGTTCGTCCTCGTCCTCATCATCTAAGGCCCAGGGGTTATCCTCGTATTGTTCATCGTCATCACGATATTCGTCTTCGTAATCACCATTCATTTTCAGCACGTTTCTTTAACTCACGAACAATAGCAAGTAAGGCTTCTGCACCAAGCTCTGCCTCTAGAAGAGAGTCCATACTTTTATTGCGTTGATGATGGGTAACTTCTTTACCAATAACAAACAAGGCGTTTTCAGCCCACATAATTAAATCAGACGTCCCAATCCCAGACACCCTTTTCTCCAGCTTCGTACTTGGCTGGAGTCCACCCTTTTTCCTTGTCAAAATCTTCATCAGTTAATATCCGTCCTCTTAGTGCGTTTTGTAGTGCCGATTCTTCATCTGGTTGTGTACCAGTCCATTTACCAAGTATAAGGGCTCTGTAGAACGGCAACCTAATAATCCATGGCTCTGAGGTTCTAAAGGGCTCTCTTATTTCTTGAGTATAGCCTTTAACTGCAATCTTACGCCCCCATTGAGCGGGGAACCGCATATATTGAAAAAAGTGTTGTTTTCCGATGTTGTGTACCTTGGGCATGTGTTCCTATGGTTTGTGGGGTCTGTGTGCCTTTGCAGCAGGAGGAGAGTTTTTTGGTGCCCTACCACCTTTTGATTTAGGAGCTGAAAATCCTTTACCTTGGGCAGTGCGATACACTGTACCCTTATTAGAAGCATAGCGGAATTGGCTTGCTCTTGCAACACGGTAAATAGTTGATAAAACTTCAGGGCTTACATTTGACACATCTGCCGGACCGTAGGTGTGAGGAGCCATCAAGAGAGCTCCAGGACTGTAAGTACCTTTGTTGTAAAGGTTCAACATAGGACCTTTAGAGTAAGAGTTGTGAAATGTTTTCCAGGTACCTGGGTCAACGTCATAATAATTAAAAAGAGTTCCGTCACGGAACATCACAGTAAGAACTTTTCTTTGCTCGTCATAACCAGCGGCTACTGTGCGAGGACGCCTAACATTTGTTGAAGATGTAGGAACATCTGTAAGTTGAGCAGGTTCTTCTGGGTTTCCTTCAATCTCGTCATATTCTACAGGGTCATACTGATTAGCGTATTTAGAGTTTGGAAATTGCTGATAAAAAAGAGCGCCTTCAGCATCGGCTGTCATACCCTGCTCAAGGGAGGACGCTGCGGCATCATCATAGCCGCCAGGCGTCACTCCCTCGAGATTAGGCATTAGTTACTTCCTAAGACTTAAGCCCAAGGAGTAATGCTGATTGTGGTGCCAAGTGCGATGCTGTCTGCACCAGCAGCAACAGTCTGAGACTTGATAGTTCCAGCAACTGCAACTACTCCACCAGTAATGCTTGTAAGAGCAAGAGCTGTTGTAGCGGTAGTTGTAACGGTAAAGGTGTTGTCGGTTAGCTTGGTAACAACATAGCCAACTCCGTTTACAGAAGCATCTACGCCAGTGATTGTTACCTTGTTACCTGTAACAAATCCGTGTGATGAATCAGTAATAGTTGTAACACCAGAACCTGCTGTACGAGAAGCGGCTGTTACTACACCAGCTGTGTTAGTTGCGTTAGCTGCAGTAGTAATGTTAGCAGCTGTGTAACCAGCATCCTTAAGTGCATCTATTGCCAAAGCAGTGGTTAGACCTAGGACGTTAGGTACAACGATGAATGGAGTACCTGAAACATACTCACCATCGGTGTTTGGCTCGTATCCAGGATAGCCATTCCAACCTGTTTGAGCGATTACGTGGTTATCTAGAGCGAAGTCTAGACGACCTGTTGCTGTGTCTGGACGCTGGTCGTTTGGCTGTAGAGGAAAGTTTCCCCATACAAAGTCGACAGCGATGTTTCCTGCTGAATCCAGCAGGTTTCCATTGTTATTTGTTGCCATTTTTATTCTTCTTCCTGATTGCAATCATGGTTAGTTAATTCATCCTCGTAGAGTATGTCAGTGCAATATTTACACCTAAACATACGTATGCCATCAAATGCTTCGGGTAAGGAGTCGGATTGAAATGATTCGTCATACGCCCTAGGATTCTGCGCGAAAATCTCAGGCGGGAACGGTCCACGGGGACTGCTATAGCCGTTGGGGACAGCGTGTCCCTGTACGGCAAACTTACGAATTAGGGGCATCGTCTTCTACCACGTCTTCAGGCTCAGCTACTGCCTGGCTTTTTTTGCCTTTTGCAGGAGTCTCAACTACTGGAGCTTCTACTGGAGCTGCAAATAGATTTGGCTGAGGACCACGGGATAGAAACGAGGGGAGATGACGCTGGCAATAGTTAATGCCATACTCAGCAGTTAGCTGGTAGACGTACAAAGCATCTGAACTGCAGTTAGCGCAATTAGCCATAGTAAACTCCTTTAATTCTAATATCAAGATTGCCTTATTTTATAAAAATTTAAAGCATAAACTCAATATTAGATTTTTGGAGCACCGTTCTTACGTCTACCCGGAGCAGCCGGTGCTTTAGTCTTTGCTACTGGAGCAACCTTAGTTACCTTAGTTGATTTACGCACGTTTCTTGCAGCAGTTTTGTTTACTGTTGGTTTAGGTGCTGTAGGTGGTTTAACCTTAGTTGTTTTTGTAGAAGCGTTTGTGTTGGGACGGCCTTTAGAGTTACCAGTAGAGGTAGCTTTAACAGAGACTTTATCTGGCGAATAACTCATGTAAGAAGTTGCTGCCTCATTTTGCTTTCTTATAGCAATGTTCTTCTTTTTCTGAGCAGGGGTTAAGGGCTGTCCTTTTTTACCTTTTATTGGGTCTTGTGTATAGGTCTTAGCAGCCACATCCTGTTTATCTACAGCTTTTTGTTTCTTAGCAGCAACCTTTTTTTCAGCTTGTTCAGCTTCCTTGACTTTTTTGTTGTGCGCTTGACGGTTTAATTCAGTTTGTGCGTCTTTTCTTTTTGCAATAGGTCCCGCAATAGCTTTAATAGCATTTCCTATAGCATTAGAGTTGCCTAGGCGGCCTTTATTAAATTTAGGTGTAATCACAGTATTTTCTCCTCAATTGTATCGAATCGTTTATTACCATCGTCGAGCCTAGCATCAATCTGCTCTAATTTCTTCTCAACTCGGTTAATTGCATCTTTCATAGAAGAGCCGCCGTTTCGCTTCAACTCACCGTCAATACGGTTTAAGCGCTCCATGACACCTGGCACGGCGGAACGACCAGGTGCAGCGGGTTCCCCATCCCAATCCCGCATAAAAGTATCCCAATTATCCATAAGAGTATGTAAACGGGCACATAGTGGCCTTAGAAGCCTCCAAAGCATTCCAAACGCAGTTCCGACGGTAATTACGCCAGCAGCCCAATATAGTACAACCTGCTCCATATTATCCTCGTTTTCTGCCTACTCTGGTTGGCCCACCTGAAGTCCCGTCCATGCTCCGTCCTCTACCAGAAATTGTTCTTACGCTAGCAAGTTGTCTACCAGCATTTCTATTTTGATTAGCAAAAACCCGTGGTGTGTTAAACTCACTCATCAAAGTTTTGATTGAGCGGTTATTTGGCACCACGGGTTTGCGATGAATCATTTAGGCCTTTTTAGTAGGTACTACTTTTTTTACTGCTGAAGCAACTTTAGACACAACAGACTTCTTAGGTGCTGCATCAAATACTGCAAATAGGTCGCGTAGGTCTTCGATACCAGCGGTAATAAGGTTCTTCTTAACTCCGTAAGTGACGTGTAGGTGGTTTCCAGTACTTGCTGTACCGGTTGTTCCAACTAGACCAACTACTGTCTTTCCAGCTTCAACCTTGTCACCCTGCTTTAGAGTTGTTGGAACTTGGAAGTGTGCGTAAAGAATGAAGTGCTTGTCATAAGTGGACTGAATTAGGTAGTTACCCAAGACCTTAGTCTCGCCAACTTCCATAACTGTCCCACCAGTAATAGCCTTAATCTTTAGACCGCCAGCAACTGACCAGTCAACTCCACGGTGTGGGTTAGTACGGTAAGAGGCAAAGTTCTTAAATCCATCTCCACGCTTTGCTTTAGGAAATGGTTCTACGTAAACTGCAACTTTTTCTGTCATGATAATCCTTTCGAGTGATTATTCTTATTGTCTCTTATTTAGACTTTAGATTCCGCTTATACGCCGAAATAAACCGCTGTTGATAGGCAGTGCAGACATCCATGTTGTAGATACGCTTCTTACCCTTAATGTACTCACGCCAACTGACTAGTGCTAGTTCTGTAAGTTCTGCATGGCTAGGTCCTGATTTACGCCAAAACATTAGTCGTCCTTGTTACGCAATGGAAAAGTAACTACCCAGACAATAGAAGAGAGGATAATACCCCAACCAACTACTTCCTTGGCAGTACCTTCCAGAACAATCCAAGCAACAAACATACCGAGCAAGGTCCAAACCTGCCCAATGATGTCATTGAAGAAATTCCTCATGTTAGTTCCTTCTACTAGATACTGAACTAGCGGCAGCGGCTGCTGCACTAGTGGCTGCTGCTGCGGCTGCCTGTACTGCTGCTCCAACAGCAACTACAGACACGAGCACTTGTTTCTCTGCCATTTCACGCACTTGAGGTGACATGTCAGCACCGATGTTACCCGCAAAGTTAAATGCGTCTACTAGGCCTACAGCAAGGTTTCCAAGAACTGGAATAGCTGCAAGTTCTTCATCTACAACAATGTCGTCTGCCTGAGCAGCAACCATTAGTTGTTCAAGGGCTTCCTGATACTCTGTAGACCCAGCTACTGCTGTTTCAAATGTTTCGTAGGCTACTGCCTTAAGTTCCGCTACTTCTTCAGTAGTTAACTCAGAAGGATCAATAGTTGACGGGTCAACTTCAGTAACACTAGGGATTTCTGGCTCAGGCTCTACCACAGGAGGCTCAGGTACAACTGGTGGCTCTGGTTCAGGTTCAACAGGTGGCTCCACTGGAATCACAGGAGGCTCAACAGGGTCAACTGGCGTCTCAGGTTCTACAGGAGGGTCTATAGGAGGATCAACTGGTGGATCCACAGGAGGGTCTACAGGCGGCACATAAAT